CTTCGCCGCGTTCTCCGCGTCGAGCAGGCCGCTGGCCTTGGCGGTGGCGGCAGCGGTAGCGGCAGCCTGCGCGTCCGCGAGGCTGGGCTCGAAGTAGCCGGGCCAGTGAATCGCGAGCGCGCCGCCAGGCCCCAGCTCGCGCTCGACCAGCTCGCCACCGGCCTCGACACGCGGCGGGAGCTTCACGGCGTAGCGCACGATGGCTTCGCCCTCGACGCGCGGCGAGCCCATCGAGCGGATGGCCTTCAGCATCATCCCGAGCAGCGGCAGCACACCTCGCTGGCCGTACTGCTCGCGCAGCACGTCGGCCTTGGCGAGCATCGAGGAGTAGACCCGCTCGACCTCGGTGGCCGTGCGGTTCGCCACGTCCGGGTGGTCGAGCACGCACTGCGCGACTTCGAGCGCGTAGGTGCGCAGCTCCTTGGCGAGGTCACGCGCCGCGAGCGGGCCGGACCCTGAGATTTCCAGGTACTTGGCCGTGCCCTTCGGCAGCTTGATCGCGCTGCCCGAGCCCTTCTTCATCGGCGGGATCTCGGTGTCCTCGATGCCCTCCAGCACGAGCGTCGGGTCGCAGTTCGCGACCGTGCCCCGGTCGGCCTGCGAGAGCTGGGCGTCGATGCGCTCGGTCAAGTCGTAGATGCCGTAGCAGTCCGGCTCACCGTCCACGTCGTCATCGCCCGGCTGGTTCTGGAGCCAGACCACTGGGCAGAACCCGAAGTTGTGCTCGACCAGCTCGGCTGCGCCAGCGCGCTCCCAGTCGGGCTCGTCACCATCCTCCACGAGGACGGGGTTGAACACCACGTCGAGGCTGTGGTCGATGACCCGCCGGTACCAGTACCACTGCTCGACCCACAGTCCCGTCTCGGGGTTGCGCACCTCGACCGGGTACATATACCGCTTCTCCAGCGCCGCGAGCTTGAGCGACGCGCGGTCGACGAAGTGGGGGACCAGCCAGCGCGGGTCGTGGACCTCGATGAGCGGCACGCCGTCACGGAACTTGAAGCCGAGCGCGACGGACCCTGTGGCCCCGCCGTACTTGCGCGCCTGGATCATCGCCGGCCACAGGCGCGCGACCTCGACGAGCGCGTTCACGAAGTCCTCGGTGAGCGGGTCGCCCTGCACGTCGAGCTTCGGGTGCCGACGCTCGGAGAACAGCAGGCCGGTGAAGCGGTCGACCACCACCTTGCACAGGTGATAGGGCGCAGACGGGCGGCGGAACTTGAGCGGCAGCTCGGACATCTGCCCACCCGCGTCGTAGAAGCCGGGCGGAATGAAGCCGGCCTGCGCGATGCTCTCACGCTCAACCGGATTCGAGTGACGGGTGCCGTCCCAGTCCGCCGCGCGCGAGTCGTACTGGGCGCAGCAGTAGTAGCTCCACCGACGGTTCATCTCCATCTGGCGGGGCGACATCCCCAGGGTCTTGATGCGGTCGAAGACCTTGGGGTCGATGGCGCGCGAGATGTTACGGAACGCGTCGCCGACCACTGCACGAGTGCCGCTGCTCATGTCCAGCCCACGCTACCACACCTACGGCTTGGGGCGCAGCACGTCCTGCCCGTCCCCACCCAGGCGCTCCTGCGCATCGACCGCACGCAGCTCGCCGACCAGCTCCAGCTCGACACCGGTCAGCACGAGCGTCACCTGCACCGTCTCGTTCCGACCGTCACACTTGACCGACAGCGACAGCACGTTGGAGATGCGCTCACACATGCCGTTGTCGAGTAGAGCGAAGACCTGGACGTCCTGCCCGCGCGGGTATCGCTTCTCCTGCGCCGTGAGCGCACGCGGCGGGTTGGGCGGCGTGTACCCGGTCGACAGGAGGATCTTCACGTCGCGGCTCGGTACCCGGCACAAGCGCACTTGGCTGGGTTGACCTCGGCGTCGGCGACCATCACCACGCCGACGCACGGGTCATCGCCGCCGCTGTGCGACGGGTGCTCGATGGCCGCGTGCCCGCAGACGCAGAGCGGCAGACCACCGAAGGTGATGGTCACCGGGCCGTGCTTGCACACCCCGCACGCCATGGTCGGCAGGCCGAGCACGTAGGCGAACAGCTCGACGCGCTTCTTCTCGAACCCGACCATGAAGATGCGCTGCTTCTCCCCGCACGCGGCGCACACCGCCGTCACGTTCGGGATGGTCAACGCGCAGTCGTCGCACTTGGGGTCGAGGTGGTGGTCCTTGCACGGCATCGGTTTGGCCTCGCCCGGCAACATAGGATCAGCTCGGGCGCGAGGCAAGGTGCGTGAACTCGACGAGCTGGTCGGCCAGCCCCTCGACGACCTCGCGCAGCTCGACCCGCGCGATCCACTTCGGCGGCAGCCCGCGCTGGCCGAGCATCGCACCGATCAGGTTCCCGCCGATGGCGGCTGTCGAATCGCTGTCACCCTTGTGCGCGGCGAGCGCCCACAGCACGCGGGCCGTCTGCTCGGGGTCGGGGTGCTCGCGCGACGAGTACAGCGCACACACGCCGGCGACACCGAACGCGAGCGCCTCGTCCCCGACCCAGCCCTCGCCCAGCTTGGGGAGCCGCTTGAGGTCACCCGACATCCCCAGCTCGATGGCGGTCGAGATGACCCGCAGCAGCGGGTGGTCGGACTCGCCTGCTTCCTCAGCGCACAGCACCTCCGCGCACCGGAGCGCCGTGCCCAAGTCCTCACCCCGCACCAGCCCCCAGACCGCGCCGGCCAGGAAGCCGGCCGGCAACCAGCCCCGGACGTGCCCGTGCGTGAGCTGCCCGGCGCGACACGCGAGCTGAACTGCCATCCGGCGTGAGGCGCATGCGATGCCGTAGGGTGCAGCGCGCATGACCGCACCGCATCCAGCCGAGTCGTTGCGCGCCAGCGGCGACAGCTCGTCGCCCTGGCTCATGCGATGGCGTAGCAGCGCGCCGCACGCCGACATGCAGGTGTTCCCCGGTGCGCGCCCCGCGTGCAACGCTTCGAGGTCGATGAGGTCCCCGTACTCTCGAACCGGAATCGAGCGGAGCTGGGCCTGCGTCTTGTACCAGCGCAGGAGCGCGTCGGCCTGCCCGCCGAGCTCGGTGCCCGAGAGCACCAGCCCCTCGGCCATGAACAGCGTCATCTGCGTGTCGTCTGAGAAGTAGGGCGGCAGCACCGCCGGCGGCTGCTTGTCGAACGGCCCGGTGCTGAACTCCTCGGGGTAGCCGAGCTGGTCGCCGATGGCCCCGCCCAGCAGGCAGGCGCGTGCTCGATCCGGGTCCACCACCAGCACGGGCTTGCCGAGCATCGGCGTGTCGCGTGTCTCGCTCAAGTGCTCCATACCTCTAGCCTTATCGCGCGCCCGCGCAATTCAGCTCGGCTTCCCGTCACTCGCCATCGCGCTCGCGGCGACCTGCTGGAGCATGGCGGCGTGGCCGAACAGGTCGCGCGGGCAGGTCTCCCCGCCGAACACCTGGAACATCACGCCGTGCAGCGAGTCCTCGACCAGCACCAGCACGCGCACGGGTGAGGCGTCGGGCTGCGAGAGGTAGTCGCGCAGGAACGCGAGCAGCGCCTCATGCGCGCGAGCATCGAACGGCGGCTGCTTCTTGCGGCGCGGCATGCTGGCCTCGTCTCACCGTGAGAGCAGGTCGACCGAGCCGACCTGCGCCTTGATCGATCCCATCCGTGCGCCCTCGCGCGCGAACCAGCTCGCCATGAGCCGGTCACCCGTGTGCCCCTTCGGATCGTAGTAGAGCAGCTCACTGATCCAGGCGTCAACCTCCGGTGCGGTGCGCCCATCCTCGTTCGGGATGAGCCACTTCCCGTTCGCCAGCTCGGCCGCGAGCGACTGCACGCCGAACTCCGGGTGCGCCTTGTTGCGCCCGGTGGTGAACGAGCGCAGCGGCACGGCTGCCTTCGCGCGGGTGAACTGAAGGATGAAGTCCTGCGCCGCGTTGTTCTCCACGACCACGATGGACTGGTACCGCTGGTGCGTGTTGATGATGTTCATGACGATCTCGGGGCCAGCCCACCGGCCCGACTCCACCCACAGCACCTCCCGGTCGCCGTTCGGATGCACCGCGATGGTGAACAGCACGGTGAGGTCAGCGGACGCATGCTGCTGCACGGCGAGGTCCACCCCGGTGTAGGTCTTGATGCCGGGCGGCAGGACCTTGAGCCCGAACGCGAGCGAGCGCCCGTTGCCCTTGCGCAAGCCGATGTCCACCCACTCCCGCTTGAACGTGGCCTGCGTGTCGTCGCGCGGGACGCAGAGCATCTGCCGCGCGAACTCGACCGGGCCGAGCTCGGTGCGCTTCTCCTCGATGCGCTCGCGCGACCAGCGTTCCGGCCAGCGCGGTGTGCCGTCGACATCAGCCAGGACGGGGTAGCGCACCGCGCTCTCGGGACCGAACTGCTTGGCGTAGCGGTGCAGCGCGTCCTCGGGGTGGAAGGCGGTACCGACCACGAAGAAGCGGGCGTTCGAGGTGAGGCGGCCGGTGAGCGTCGCGCGCATCCAGTCCCACAGCTCGTCGCGCCCCTTGGGCGTGCGCGTGTTCTCGTAGTCGAGCACGTCGTCCACGATCACGAGGTCGAGGCGCGCACCGGTGATGTTGCCGTGGATGCCGATGGCCTGCACGCTCGGGTCCTTCGACAGGAACGGGCGATCAACGGTGAGTGCGCTCTCGGTCCACTGCTTGCCGGGGCGCAGCTTGGGGAACACCAGCGCCAGCTCAGCCGACTGCTCGATGTACCGCGAGATGGTCCGCACGATCTTGACGGCCTGGTGATGCGTGTTCGACAGCACGCACGCGCGCAGCGAGGTGTCACGCCCCAGCTCGTAGAGCACGCGCCCGATGCTGATCTGCGAGGTCTTGCCCGACTCGATATGCGACCACACGACGAGGCGCTTCCGCGTGCTCATGAGGTCGTGCCACGAGCGGTGGATGGGCGCGAGCTTGATCGCATTCCCGGTGCCCTCGTCACGCAGGACGAACTGTGCGAAGACCTTGGGGTTCGAGCGCGCGGCTTCAGCGACATGCACACGAGCAGCACGCGCCTGCGTCGCGCGTTGGATGAGCAGCTCGGTGGGGGAGGTGTTGCTCACTGCGCCTGCGTCTTAGTGCGACAGCGCGCCGTTCCCACCGTGGCCGTTCGACGACCCGTTCGCACCGTTGCCAGGGGTGAGCTGCTGATCATCCACCGTCGCCTCGATGAGGCCCTCGGTACGCATGAGGTCGAGCATCGCCTTCGCTTCTTCGATCTCGCGCGCGGCATCTGCGAGCGACACCGGCTCGAAGCCGAGAATCTCGGTCGGCTGCTCGTTGTCGAGGCGCGACATCTTGTCGAGGCGCTCGTAGCTCTCCGTCACCATGTTCGTCGCGCGCACGAACTCGCGCATGAGCGAGAGCCGCTTGCCCGCCGGCATCGCTGCGATTTCCTGGGGGTTTATCGGGAAGGTCTCCATCACGCGCGCGAGCGTGACACCGAACCGCTGGAGCGAGCCGAGCCCCGCACCCATCGCGACGCGGATGGCCTTGAGCATGTTGAGCATCTGCCCCTTGCGGTCGAGCTGCTCCTGCCGCACGAGGTTGCCTTCGTCGGCGACGCGCTTGCGTTCCTCGGCTGCTTTGCGCGCGGCGACCTGCTGGGCGTCGGCTTCTTCCTCAGCGATGATCTCGCGGATGGGACGGGCGAACGCGAGGCCGCGCCACTTCTGCCACCCTTCCTCCCAGCCACGCTTGGACATACGTGGGTCACAGCCGGCGAACTTCGCGGCACGAGTGAAGTTACCGGGATTCTGGCGGAATCCCTCGACGAGCAGATCGTAGAACTGGCGGGTGATGGCGCGGCGACCTGTGGGCACACCCAAAGGTAAGCCGGCTGGCGAGCGCGGTCAACGTATCCAGCGGGGGGAAGCGCGTAGTGCGGGGGCGAAGCGTGCAGCACGAGGGGTGGAAGTGCTGGGTTTGGTGCAGGCTGGTGCAGAGCGCGCGTAGAACTGGTGAACGCTCCCTGATCCAAGCGGCCCAAGGGCGAGAGGGGTCACGACCGGTGTTGGACGCGCAGGTCGATCAGCGGTGCTCG